CCTGAGGAGCCTGTCGGAACGGCAGGCGAAAGGCATGGGCTACACCGGCGCACCGCAGGACATCCCGACCTGGACGGACAAGCACGGCGTCGAACACACCGCCGCCCCGGACAAAGGCTGGAACCACTCACCCGAACACGACCTGACCGACCTCTTGCGCGAGCGGGAACAGCGGCTGAACATGAACGCGGCAGTGTATGACAGCGGGGATGCCCCGCCGAGTCCTGAACCGTGGCATCCGCCGCTGCCGGGCAACGACCCCGTGGAGAAAGTCCGCTACGACATCATCACGCGCGGGCAGCAGGACGGCAACGAACACGCGGCCTTGCTGGATGCTGACGGCAACTTATTGGCGATGATGCGGGGCGGAGAAAAGAAAATAGGGAACCTTGGAACAGTATTGGCATCGGCGAAAGGCGCAACGCTGCACCACAACCATCCAAGCGCTGCGTCATTTAGCGCACAAGACATCATGACCGCTGCGGATTTCGAACTATCCGGCATGGTCGTTTATGGGACGTATGAATTGGCGGAATACCGCTTCACCCTGCAAATGCAGGGGCTTGCCGCCAAACAAGCAGCCTTTGATATTGCCGACGAGCTGAAAAAGCCATTGGGTGAAGCCTATCGAAGCGCCAAACTCACGAGAGACGAAACGCTTGCCTTGCACGCGCACCTGATGAACCTTATCCTTGACAAGAAGGGCGTGATAAAATACGAACCCGTAAATCCAAGTGCGATGACCGCACAAGCAATGGAAAAACACAAAGACTTAATAGCGCGCATCATGGAGAAATACTGATGAACACGGGATACACCTTATATGAATTCGATATGTTCACTCCGCCGGAAGAAATCCGCGAGGCATTGGAAGAAATGCGCGCCGTCGAAAACAAATCACCGCAAGTCCACAGTCTGATTCAATACTTGGAAAAATTATTGAAGAGTGCCGAGGCTGAACAGGCAAGAAGCGCAGCCTGAGAGAATTGGAGAAATAGATTATGTACGGTGTGCTTGTGGACAGAACGACCGGCCCATTCAGCCGACCGGAAGCCATCAAGGCAGAAATGGAGGAAATGCGGCAAGAACTTGCCGACTACCCCGATGACCTCGACAGATTGCTGCACAGTATGGCGGAAGACATCACCTTTTCCGAAAGCCTCTACGGTAAGACCGCCGCCTGAAATACCACCTTACCCACCAAGCCCGCCCCGCGCGGGCTTTTTTCTGGAGCCTACCATGACCATGAAAAGAGACTTTGAGGTCATCCGCTACATCCTTGGCAAACTGGAAGAAGCGGAAAGTGCCGAACTGCAATACCCGCGCCATATGCCGGATTATCCGGAAACCGTTATCAGCTACCACCTGTGGCTGCTTATCCAGTCAGGAATGATTGTTGGCAAATGCAACAGCGAAACGCCGTATCCCGGCAATTTCCAATGCTATGGCGTCTGTCTGACTTGGGCAGGGCACGAATTTCTGAGCGCCATCCGCGAAGAGGCGGCATGGAAGAAAATTCGCCGCTACCTTGCCGAGCGCGCATTGGATCTGTCCTATGAAAGCATCAAGGCGGCAGCTACGGCGTTGCTGACATGAAAGCAGGAACTTCTGACCTGCCGACCTGCCACCTTTTCCCTTCCCTATCCCGCACAGGTTTTTTCCACCCCGCCCTTCGCGGGGTTTTTTGTTGCACCCATCAGGAGGTTTATATGACAACACTGACATTCCAAGACAAAACCCTGCACGTCATTGACCGCAACGGCGACAAATGGCTGACCGTAAACGACATTGCGGCAGCGTTGTACCCAACAAACCAAAGGGGGTCTCAAATTGAGATCCCCTTTGTCAGTCGGGTACGGATGCTCTACAAGCGCAACGCCGAAGAATTCAGCGACAGTATGACGGCACTGGTTGACATCGAAACCGAAGGCGGCGTGCAAAAAATCCGCGTATTCAGCCTGCGTGGTGCGCATCTGCTGGGGATGCTGGCGCGAACGAAGAAAGCCAAAGAATTCCGCCGCTGGGTGCTGGACATCATCGAGCAGCACCGTCATGACGCAGGCATCCTCACCACCGAATACCATCAGGCGCTTGCTGCCCTGGCGCTCGCGCAAGAGACCGCCAGCCTGCACGGGCGCGGCCTCAACCTGTGGCGGCAGCGCAAAACAGGTCTGTGCGAGCGGGTGCAGGCGCTACTCGCCAGGATGCAACCCGATATGTTCATTTCCGCCCGCTAATGCGGGCGTTTTTATCGGAATAACACATGGCAGATAACCGCTTGGACGTTGGCCTGCTGATACACGCAGGCGTAGAGGGGCTGGACCAGCTTGACCGCGTCATCGGCGAGCTGGATCAGACCGGGGAAAGCACGGAACAACTGCGCACGGAAGCCGCGCGGTTGCGCCAGCAGTGGAACAACCTCAGCCCGGACGAACAGGCCGCCGCCCTGGAACGCCTGGGGCGCGCCACCAACGACGCTACGCAGCGGCAGGGCGAACACACCGCAGAGACCGAACGCAGCGTTGATGCCTACGGGCGCATGAAGGGCGCCGTCCTCGCCCTTGGTGCTGCGCTAGGTATCACCTTCGCCGTCAACAAGGTCAAGGACTTCTTCAGCGGTGCGGTTTCGGATGCTGCCGAATTTGAGGCGCAGATGTCCACGGTTGGCGCGGTGTCCGGCGCATCCGCCGACGACATGGAAAAACTGCGTACTGCTGCGGAAAAGATGGGGGCGGAAACCAAATACAACGCCACCGAAGCCGCACAAGGTCTGGAAAACCTCGCCCGGGCGGGGTTAAACGCCGAAGAATCCATCACTGTGCTGCCCTCGGTATTGTCACTTGCGACCGCAAACGGCATTGACCTCGCCGATTCCGCCAGCTACATCACCCAGGCTGTGGCAGGCATGGGTTTGTCGATGGATCAGGCGGGACGCGTCGCTGACGTGCTTTCTGCCGCCGCCTCGAATGCCAACACCGACATCAAAGGTATGGGTGAAGCGCTGGCCTATGCCGCACCAACCGCTGCCTCGCTGGGGCTGACCGTTGAGCAGACCGCCGCCTACATCGGCAAGTTTGCGGATGCAGGTATCGAAGGTAGCCGCGCCGGTACCTCGCTCAACAACATGATGGCGCAATTCTCGAACCCTGCCAGTACCTTCCGCAAAGAACTGGCAGCGCTCGGCATCCGCACCAACGACTTCAACCAGGCGATCCGTCAACTCGCCGCCGCAGGGCCGAAAGGCGAAGCTGCCATCAATGCGCTGGGTATGGAAGCCGGTCCGGCCTTTAAGGCACTGCTGGGGCAAGGCATCGGCGCGCTGGACGATCTGACTGCCAAACTGGAAAACGCAGGCGGTACGGCAGAAGAACAAGCCAAGCGCATGTCCGATAACGTGCCGGGGGCATTTGCCGCCCTAACCAGTGCTTGGCAGGCCTTCCGTCTGAAAATCGCCGCACCGCTGCTGGAACCGCTAAAAAACAAGATGCTGGAACTGGCGGGTGTCATTAGCGACCTCGTCAATAGCGGCAAGGTGGAAGCACTGGGCGAGAAAATCGCCGCCGTGTTCAGGGACGGCGCGGATGCCGTCATCAACTTCGTCAAGAACCTTGATTTCGGCAGCATCATCGACAACGTCGCGGGCTGGTTCGAGAACCTGAAAACCGTTGGGCGTGGTCTGAATGGCGCGTTTCAGGCGCTTGCCATCACCGTTAATGCGCTGAAAGCAGGCTTTGCCACCATCGGCATTGTCATGACTTCCATCCTGCAAGTGGCGGCCAACGTCGTGCTGGGGCTGGTCGGGCTTGGCACAGCGCTGACGGACTTCTTTGGCATCACCGAAGGGGCAACCGAAAAAGTTGTCTCTGCCCTTGATACTGTCAACCAGGCAGCAAAAGACGCGCGCGGCGTAATGAGGGACGCTATCAGCGGCGCCGCTGACAGCATGGCGGCCAGCGTCAAAAGTATTGCGGGTGTGGCCGATACCGCCGAAGACGCCGCCGAAAAGACCGCCGACGCCGTTGCCAAAATCCCGCAGGAAGCCGAGAAAGCGGGCAAAGCGGCGGCGGACCTCGTCATCCAGACCTATGCCGTACTGGGGGACAGTGCCGACAGCGCCCTGCAACGCGTCGCCGCCGCTACCGAGAAACAGGCGAAAGAGATGAAAGAGGCGCAGGAAAAAGCCGCCGTCGCCGCCAAAGATGCCTTTGCCGGGATTGGGGTTGACCTTGATGAAATCCTGCGCGGGGTGTCATCCAAGACCACCAAAGCCATGCAGGATTACACCTATGCCGTCGAGCAGGCGATGGCGAGCGGGCAGGACGCGACCAAAGCAGCACGCGCCGGTTTTGAAGCACTGGCGGCGAAAATGGACAGCCCGCAGGCGTGGGCAGCGTTCAAGCAGCACCTCGAAGCCTCCGGTGTTGCCATGAACCAACTGAGCGACGGCCAGCTAAAACGCCTCAACGATGGCATTAAGGGCTTGCCGGACAGCGCCGCCACCGCGATGGATGCCCTGAAAAGCAAACTGGACAGCGCCGACCTGACCAGCGCGGCACTTACCAAACTCAAACAGGAAGCGGCGACCGCCTTCCAGGGCGGGGAACTCTCGGCGAAACAGTACAAAGACGTGCTGGATCAGATTGCCGCCAAGACTGAGGAAATCAAGCAGAAGAACAAGGCGGCGGATGCCAGCGCAGCGGAGGCGCACGCGAAGAACGCCCAGGCGGCCGAAGCAGAAAAAGAGGCGCTGGATAAGAACAGCGAGGCAAAAGAGAAAAACGCGGAAGCCACCGGCAAAGCGGGCAAAAACCTCGCCTTTATGTACGACGCCAGCAAGTTGAACACGGAGCAAATGAACCTGCTTGACGATGCCCTGAACCGCATGGGCAGCACACTGCGCCTTGGTACTGAGGGTGCCATTGCCCAGTGGTTTGGCCAGCAACGCGCCGCCGCGCAGTACATCGAAGAAGTGCAGCGCGCTAACAGTGCCCTGGAAAACCTGACACAAAAAACGTCCGACGGCACCGTCTCCATGCAGGACATCGCTGAGGCAACCCATGCTGCCTCCAGCCGCATCGCACAACTGGACAGCACCACCCTCAACAACCTGCACAGTGCCATTGATGCCGCCCGGCAAAAACTGGCAGACCTCGCGCAACAGGCAAAGGACACCACAGACAGCCTGGAAGCCGAACTGGCACAACTCAGGGGCGACGACAGCAAGACGGCGGCACTCGAACAGGAACGCAAACTGCGCGAACTGAATGCCAAGCTGCACGAGGCAGAACTGCGCAATAACGCCGAAGAGATTGCCCAATACCGCCGCGCTCTTGACTTACAACAGCAAATCGGGCGCGAGAAACAGCAGCAAGCGGCGGCAAAGAAAGCCGAAGAACAGCAGCGGCGACAACAGCAACAGCAGCAAACAAGCGGCAACAACGGGCGCGGCAACAGCAGCAGCGGTAACTCACGCGGCAACGGACGCAGTTATACCGCCGCCGAAGTGGCGGATGCCTTTGACGCCCGGATAGCCAAGGCGCGGCGCGAAGGCCGGGATGACCTCGCCCGCGAACTGCACGACGAAATGAAACGGAGAACCTGATGCATTGGACACTCACCCGTAAAGACACATCCGACCCCCTCGAGCTGCCCGGCGACATGCGCTGGACGGACGAATTCGACTGGCAGGCACTCGCGCAGAGCAACGTGCAATACAGCCTCGGCGGTGCCGCCATCATCCAGCAGGGGACGATGTTGGCTGGTCGCCCCATCACCCTCGGCGGCGAGTGGATATGGCTGCCCCGTGCCACGCTGCTCACGCTGGCTGCCTGGGCAGACGTGCCGGAACTGGAAATGACGCTGACCACCCCGGACGGACGCAGCTACAACACCTGCTTTGCCCGTCCTGCCCTCTCTAATACCACCCCCGTCATCTACGCCAGTCCCGAAGACGGAACAGCGCAGTATGAAGCACCACAAATCCATTTGCTGACTATCTAAGGACACCCCATGCCACAAAAACACACCGCCCTCACCAAACAGAACCTGCAAATTTATCCCACCGAACGCCTCACCGATGCCGACGACGGCGGCGGGTCGATGGTGAAAGACCCGCTCACCGGACGCGAGAACGAGCTGTTTACGCCCATCAGCGATGTGGCCCGCACCATCGGCGCCTTTAACGCGCGCTCGGTGCATGGCGCGGTGCGCGTTGCCGACAACATCCCGCTTGGCGGTGCGCACATGATTATCAGCCGGCCACCAAAAGCCGAGAACGTCAGCTACCTGCTCTATCGCGGTGTGCGCTACGGCGAGGTGCGCAAGGACATCATCAAGCGCATTGCCGCCTACTCGGTGGCGACGATTGAATCGCGCATGACCCTGCTCTCGACGCAATCGCAGGGCTCGCGCATCGTCCAGGCCTATCAGCGCCCCGGCGAGCCGCTGCCGCTGATTGGCGACGTGTACTGTCTGCGTCAGGACAAGGCGGGCTATCCCGCCATCGAGCAGTATGTGCAGGTCATCCGCGTCTCGTCCGAAGACCGTACCTTTACCACGCACGACGGCATTGATTTTGTCAGGACGGTCGTCAAGATGGAGACCTCGACCGCCCTCACCCATGATTTTGTCGGTGCCGAGGCCCCGCAGCGCAACTACATCGACAACCCCTGCAAAATCCGTGAGACCCACGTCGCTGACGGGGCGCAGTATTACGGGGTCAAGCCGCTGGCCGCCGCCGTCAAGGCACAGGCGCAGTCGCTACGCGTCTCCTCGCTAATGGAAAAGCTGGTGCCCACCAGTCAGATCGAAACGTCGCTGGTGGATCTCACCGCCGCCGGCGAGAAGCAAATCCTCTTTGACGCCGCGCGCGAGGAAGACCGCATTAACGGCAACCTGTCGCTCAACAAGGGGACAGTGGTCTATACGCGGCGCGCCATCCTCCCCGGCAGCCTGCGCCTGGTCGTTGGCGGTGTTGATGCGCGCGACAGCGGCGGCGTCATCAGCAGTGCCGGCAACGACATCGGCACCGTCGATTACGCCGCCGGGCGCGTCACGATTAACGAGAACCTCGGCAGCGGCTGGACGCTGTACAGCCGCCCCGCTGCCGAGTATCTGCAAGTAGCGGATACGGCAGCAATAGCCGTATCAACGGGGACACGCTCCTACAACTACGTCATGACCATCAACCCCGCCCCGGCGCCGGGCAGCCTGCAAGTCTCCTACCGTGCGCAGGGCCGCTGGTACGATCTGCGCGACAACGGCACCGGTGCCCTGCGCGGCATCAGCGCTGCACACGGCAGCGGCGCGGTCGATTACCGCAGCGGCACCGTCACCATCACCTGCGGCGAGCTGCCCGATGTCGGCTCCGAAATCCTCTACGCCTGGGGCAGTCCGGCCACCGCCAAGAACCGCAGCGACAGCACCCCCGCTGTCACCATGCTGCTGCAAATGGAGGCGGGTGTCGCGCCCGGCAGCGTCAAATTAAGCTGGACGGACAATGGTGCCAAAGCCGCCCAGGATGACGGACAAGGCAACATTACGGGTGCCTGGACAGGGACGGTGGACTACCGCAGCGGCGACATTACCCTCAGCCACTATCCCGGCGGCGAGCAGCATCTTGACGTGAAAGTGGATTACTCGGTGGGTGAGCCGCAGACACAGGAGTTTAAGGCCCCGGCGCGGGGGCATGACGGCAACGTCACCCTCAACCTCGCGCAGCGGCAAATCAAGCCGCGCAGCTTCGAGATGACCTTTAATGTCCTCGTGGAAGACTACGACCACAAGGTACAGGAGGGCGAGGCCTACACGCGGCAGGTGGACCCCTACGTCACCGTGCGCGACAACGGCAGCGGCGGCCTGGTTGACGGCACTGGCACGAACTTCGGCAGCATCGACTACGCCACGGGGGCGGTCAAATTCAAGCCGGATTACGTGACCCGCATCCCGAAACCCATCTACCGCAAGCAGCCGATGGGCGAGAAAATCGTCAGCACCCAGGGCAACCAGCAGACCGTCAAGCCGCTGTACCGCCTCGTCTTTGCCGGTTACGAATACATCAATGCCCTTGCCAGTGCGCCGATTGACGACAGCTTTGTGGTGACGGTGCGCTATCGCGGCCAGCAAAGTGAGGACGCGCGTACGAAACAGGCGACCAGCGGCGTCTTGCGTGTCGATCTGCTGCCCACCTTGCACGAGCGCGTGGTTCCCGGCAGCGTCTGCTTTACGACCGGCAGCGAGACCTACTTTGACCGCCGTGGCGAACTCTACTACCGCCTCAATCCCGCCACCGGTGCCGCCAGCAAAGCGGGCAGCATCAACTACGAGACCGGCATTGCCGTGGTCGAACTGGCCGAAGGCAGCGCGGTGCGCCTGCTGGCCCTGGCGGGGACGGTCAAGGGCAACCCGGTGGACGAGGCGGTGTGGCGTATCCCCTCGGCACCGGTGCGCCCGGCCTCGCTACACATCACCGCTACCCCGCTCACCGGCGGCCAGCTCAGTGTGCGCGCGGATGCGGGGGGCAAGATTGAGGGCAGCAATATCGAGGGCAGCATTGACTACGAAACGGGCGTGGTGCGGGTGCGTTTTGGCCGCCTGGTCACCGCCGCCGGGAATGAGGGCAAATACTGGTACAACCCGGACGCGGTAGAGAACGGCAAAATCTGGGAACCTATCCCGGTCTATGCCGACACCATCACCTACTCGGCGGTCAGCTACGCCTACCTGCCGCTGGATACCTCCATCATCGGCATCGACGCCGTGCGTCTGCCCGCCGACGGGCGGGTGCCCATCTTCCGGCGGGGCGACATGATTGTCATCGGTCACCGTCTGGAGGACGACCTCGGCAGCGCCCACACCGCCGGGCAAACCGTGCAGCTCAGCCGTAACGATCTGGACGATATCTGCCTGCGCGACGCGAAAGGGGTGCCGATTGAGGCCAAGTGGTACGACTATGACCTGCAAAGCGGGAAAATCACCTGGGCGACGCCGCTTGACCTCTCCGCCTACACCCTGCCGATCAAGGCCGGCCATAGCCGCGAGGAGGAGAACCGCATCATGGTCGCCGACATCGACGGCACCTTGACCCTGCAATTCCCGGTCGCGCGTGACTATCCCGCCGGCGAGACCTATATCTCCTCCGCCCTGATTGGCGGCGACCTGCAATGCCGCGTCTCGCCGCCGTTCTCGCAAAAGACCTTCGACAACGTCTGGGATGACAACCCGCGCGGCGACGGTATTGCCGCCAAGCTGAACAGCAAGGATTACCCGTTCCGCCTCACTGATGATGGCGCCGTCACCGACCGCTGGGCAATCGTCTTCAAGGACGGCAACCAGTTTGAGCTGTACTCCGAGGCGGTCGGCTTTGTCGGCAAGTTTGACACGCTCTCCGACCTTGCCCCTATCAACCCCGCCACCGACAAGCCCTACTTTGTCCTGCCGAAAGGGGCGTTTGGTATCAACAACGGCGCCAGTGCCTGGGCCTACGGCAACACCATCCGCTTTAACACCTACGGCACCCACATGGGCGTGTGGATACTGCGCGCGGTGCAGCCGTCCGCCAAGCGGCAGCACAGCACGGACGGCTTTATGGTCTGCCTGCGCGGCAACACCACGGAAATCAATCCCTAGGAGGCGATATGAGCTTTTTGAACCCCGTCCCCGTCCCGGCGACGTACTACTCCTCGGCAGATGCCGAGGCACCACAACTGGGCGCCGACCTCACCGGCGGCGTCAAGACCGTGCTTAAGGCCTGCCTGGTCACCGGCTACGGCACGAAACCGGGCGCCGGTTGGACCATGACCGGCGAGGAGGATCACAAGGCTGTCTTTACTGCGCCTGACCCCGCGCCGCAAGTATCCCTCACGGTGGACAGCAGCAACGCGCAATGGACGCTGTTTGACCTCCTGTGGCGCGGCCACAAACAGGGTCTGGTGCCGACCACGCATGGCTATATCAAGGCGGCACCCCACATAGGTATCAGCCCGCGCTGGCAGCTTGTCGCCACAAAACGCGGCTTTGCCTTTATCCCGGACTATGTGTACAACAGCCAGAGCAACCAAACCATCTTCTACTTTGGCGGTCTCAACCACAACCTCACCAACCCCGCCGGGCAGGACTTTGCCTTCTATTGCAGCACAAGGAACAGCGGTCTTTATGGCTCCGCCCTCATCAACGATTTACTGTCCGGCTCGCCGTGGGCACTTGGCGCCGGAGATCTGGTCGAGGATGGCAACATCCAAGCACGGGTAGGGTTCCGGTCCCTGATTACTGCGGCCACGGGCGGTGCGCAGGCCATACGGCCACTAGCAGGCATCGCCGCCAAGACCTATGCCGAAATCTACCTCACCCGTGCCCCGCTTATCCTCGGCAAGCTGCCCGGCCTGCTCCTGTGCTCGCATTACGACGACGTGCCCGGCATCACCACGATTGACGGCTCACCGCACCGCTGGATCTATACGCGGCAGAACAATACCTTCCGTGAGACTGAAAGCGACATGAACGGACTAGGCCTGCTGGTGAATCTCGACGAATGGGGGTACTGATGATAGACCGCCCCTATTACAGCACCGATGCCAAGCGCAAGGCCTACTTTGCCGGGTTGGAGGATGGCATTGTTACCGCCGGCGGACAAGCCGCGTGCAAACCGCTGCTGGTTCTGGACGCACACACGATGGTTGTCGTTACCACTGCCCGCTCGCTGGATAACGGGCGCTACCTGGTGCGCGGTCTTGAGGCCGGCAAGGAATACCTGCTGATGGCGCGCGACACGCAGCGCGGCTATGACCCCTGCTGCTACGACTACATCAAGCCCGCCACTATCCTTGACGGTAACGGACAAGTCGAGTTGTGGGCGTCATGGCTGTAGCGCCCGACCGGTTGTCGCTGCCACTGACAGCAGCGGCAACCTCACCACCTGCCGACCGCCTGCCGTTACCTCTGGGCGGAACGGCGCCACCACCGCCAAAGCCGCCACCCAAGCCACAGCCAAAATGGGTGAAAATCAGCGGCTGCGCTGCGGTCACAACGGCGCCGACAGTGGACATTGCCACCTGCCTTGAGCAGCGCCGCCACATCGCCCCTGTCGCTACCTGTCTGCCCGCGATCCACACGCCGATGGTGGATGTGGTGCGCTGCATAATGTTTACCGTCGCCGGATTACCGTCGCTCACCGCCTGCACCCAAGCCGCCACCACACCGACCTACC